CAGTTACATTATTTCCTGACCACGTATTTACGGCAGCACCCCACACTTGGCGTTGCTCCGTCTCCACTATAGTTTGAGTGGTAGTGGTCGTTGAGTTCATTGACCCTGAAGTAAATTGTGGGGTCACTGTGTTGGCTCTAGCTATGCTGGGTGCACACAGAGCTAAAAGCAAGATTAATTTTTTCATGCTTTTGGTTTTTCTTTGTCTTTATTTTTGCCGTTACCATTTCCTGTAGACAGCCCAAACGTGGCAAGTGCGCCCGTAAAAATCGAGGCTACGAACGTGATATCGCCTGCTGTAGCTGATTTTTTAATCATTGGCAATTCGACATAACTTAAGGTAATAATAAAACCTGACCAAATAACTACGCCTAAACGCACTGCTGCGCCAAGCACTGCCATCTGTTCTTCATGGTCATCTACACCTTCTTTTAGTCTTTTCAGGAAACTTTTTGGTTGCCCTTTAATCGGCTTAACTTCTTCCATGCTGTTTTTAGTATTGGTTTCATTGCAGTAACCGCCCACTTAAATGCTGCTGTAGCTGTAAGGGTGGCTGCTACAGAGACAACCGCAGTTGTCCCAGCCGTTACTAATATTTCGTTTTCCGGGACAGGCATTTTAAAATCTGTAAACGGTATGTCTACTTTTCTTAATCCTTGTTCCGGTTCATCTTTTGCCTCTGCTTGCACTCCTTCTGGAGCTTCTAGATCGCTAGGCGGTACCACCATAGGAATGTATGATGGTACGTCTGCGGTAGGCAAAGGTATAGATATTGTTTCTATTGTTTGTATTGGTGGTATTACTATGGAAGGTATTTCCATTACCATTCAGAATTATAAGTCGAGTCAAAAGCCCAAATAGGTGCATCTAAAACAAAATTAAAAGCAAGCGATCTTCTAGGATCACCTACATGTAAATTTGTACCATGACGAATTGTTGACGGAAAAAAGATAAACACACCTGTTTCTGGTGCAATTTGTACGTTATCTAAGGATTTATTATTTCCCTCTGGATTATACTGTTTAGGAACAATAGTTTCAAGAATATCCCCGATTGGATTTTCTAATTCTAGTTTTGCTGAGTCTTTGCCATACTTTTCATCAAAATATAAAACTCCAGAATAAAAACAATTACTATGTCTATGTCTAAAATTTCTTTCTCCTTCTGTCATATATGTTATCCACGAAGTAGATATTTTAGCTCTAATATTTCCCAAAGTATTTTGACAAAATAAATTAAAATTATAAGTTATTAAATCACGTAACTCAGGGTAAGATTCTAAAATTCTATAATATTTATTATGAAATCCTTTTAGTCCTAGTCTGTCTTGTTCTTTTGCAAACTCTTCAGCTTGTGGCTGATTGTTAGCCCATGTTATACGTTTTTCTTCTCTAAGTTTCGTAAAATCATAGTCTAATATTCCATGACCCATATAATAGGCAAATGGTGTACTTATGTTTAATGTCATATAAAAAGGGTGGTAAATTAAATTAAGTTTTCATTATATAGCAAAGAGCATAGTATGGAGGTCTATTGTCAATGCTTACTGTATCTGAACCAGAGATGTTTACTGTATCTGTACCACTACCTGAAAATGGTAATGTTATAGTACCATTACTGTAGTTAGCAACATTACCAGATAAAATTCTCCAATAGTTAGCATAGTGAGTACTATAAGTAGATAATGCAGAACTAACGTTTGCTGTTGCGTTTCCAGACACAGTAATACTTACAGTATCTGAGCCAGAAATGTTTACAGTGTCAGTAGCAGTTGCAGCACCACCAGTAGCTCCTACAGAGTAAGTGTTACCAGCACCAACTACAAATCTATCTCGTAAGTCAGGTGTACTGTTAGAACCATTACATAATACAAATCCAGATGGTATAGCGTTTTCAGCACCAGACCATAATAATATCATACCAGACACAAATGATTCTATGCCTGTTAAGTTACTACCAGCACCAACAAAGTTATCAGCATATACATTTGCAAATCTTACTGAGTTTGTACCTAAGTTTCTAGAACTATCTGCATCAGGTGTAATGTTTTCACAAGTTACATCACCTGTAAACTCACCACCAGCCAAAGGCATTTTGGTAGCAATGTTGCTGTTTACAGTTGAAGAGAAATTAGCGTCATCGTTTATAGCTGCTGCTAACTCGTTAAGAGTATTAAGAGCACCGGGAGATGAGTCAACTAAGTTAGCTACGGCTGTTTGTACAAAAGCTGTAGTAGCAACAGCTTGACCGTTATTAGATGCTGGTTTTGTTGTAGCCTGTACACCATCTACAAGTACTCCATTAGTAGTTGATAAGCTATCGTGAGCTGTTTTTAAAGCAGCAACATCAACTCCATCTACTGTTCCTGATACTGTGATGTTTCCTGTTACGTCAAGACCTGAACTTGTAGTAGATGCCTTAATTCCATTTGAATGGTAAAGGTCAACGCCTGCATTACCAGTTGATCTTAAATTATTTTGCCATGCACCATTAGTATAGTTTTGTACATTTAATTCAGAACCAGAAGCTTCTGCTATAAATCTCCACTTGTCAGGATTATCGTCTCCTCTATCAGAGTGTAATTCTAATACACCAGCACTATCATTAGCTCCTTTAATTACTGCATTATTATCTACTGTTAAAGAGCCGGTTGCTGTGATGTTTCCTGTTACGTCAATACCAGCAGAAAAATCGTGGTTTGCGTTAGATGTAATTGGACCATTGTTAGATACTGCTACTGAAGCAGAACCGTTTGCAATAGTTGTACTGTCAATCGCAGTTGTTGAAGCTGCTGTAACTAAACCTTGAGCGTCAACTGTAACGATAGGTATAGCAGAACTAGAACCATAAGAACCAGCAGTTACGCCAGAGTTTTCTAATTTTGTACCAACAATATCACCATTACTTATTCTACCTAAAATATTTGCAGAAGATACATTAGACATATCTTCTCTTGCAAGAGGTTTACCTCCTGCTGTACTACCGTCATGTACGACAGCAGTATCTTTTGTGGTATCTATAGTTACTTCGCCTTCAGCACCAGTAAATGACCCGTGCTGAGTTGTAGTACCACGTCTTAATTTTAATAATTTTGCCATTTAAAGTGTACCGAAATCTATTTGTAAATTATTACCACTGACTGTTCCTACCTCAGTAAGATTATTGTTATTGCAATCTAATGCAGCAACAAGTTCTGGGGATGTGTCATCAGCCACGTTTTGGATACCAGAGTTAGATGTAATACCTAACCATGCAGCTCCGTTGTAGTTTTTTAAAGTATTTGTAGTTGTATCAAACCATAAATCTCCAGCACTTGGACTAGATGGCGAAGAGCTAGAAATTTTATATTCTTGTGCGTATCTATTAACGTCAGCTATAGAACCAGAAACTGTGTTTATGTTTGCAGCGTTAGATACTGCTGCGTTAATATTTGATTGGTTACTAACAGCAGAGTTAATGTTACTTGTATTGTTAGCTACGGTTGTAACGTTTGCTTGAATACCAGCTACTGTATTAATGTTTGAAGCGTTGGAAACAACTGAATTAATATTTGTAGCGTTACCAGCGACAGCATTAATATTAGAAGCGTTAGCTTGTACGGCGTTAATGTTGGTTGCATTGGCTTGTACCGCATTAATGTTAGATGTATTGTTTGCAACTGTTGTTACGTTAGAAGCTATGCCACCAACTGTTACAACACTTGATGAAATATCAGCTACAGCTTTGATTGGATCTTCAACAACAGTTATATTATTACCCATACCACTGTGGTTTGTACAGTAATATTGGAAATTAGTTGGCTGAGATTCTGGTATTACAATCTGTACCTTTGCTCCAGCTTGTCCCTGCGTACCAGTAACAGTTACTCCAGTTGAGTACTGAGAGCTGCCAGCATAAAATCGTAATGGATGGGCTGCGTTAGAGGCATCACTTACATCAAATGTATATGTCCAGCCTTTGTGTAATGTAAGAGCTGGTTTATCTACACCATCAATAATAAATTTACCTGTAGCTGCTGTAACAGTAAATGTTATTTCATCTTCTAAAGCATCAGCAACTATGTCAAGTGACCCATTAGAGCTACCTGTAGATACAGCATCACTTATAAGACCTAAATCTTCTGAGTATGTTATAGCTCCAGAAACAATAGCTACGTCATCTAATACTGATTGAGCTGGTGTAATAATTGC